GCTCGAGGACGGCCTGGCGGACGCCGGCTACCCCGAGCAGGTGCGCGAGGCCACCGAGGCCGAGCTCGAGGGATTCGGGGCCAAGCTCAAGGCGGCCCGCGGGATGCTCAGTGGCGCGGCCGAGTCCGTGCAGGAGCTCGAGGCGGGGATCACCCGCATGCTGGACAACGCCGCGGACCTCGCCACGGCGCCGGCGGACCTGGTGGTGACCGTCTCCCAAGCGGTGAGCAACGTGCGGGCCGCGGCCACCAACGCCCTCGAGGCGCTCCGGGTGTACGAGCAGCTCTACGGGATCACCCCCACGTTGACCGGCGGCAGCTCGAGCACGGCCGCCGCCGCGGACGGAAACGCCACCCTCACCGTGGGCCTGATCGCCTCGGGCATGGTGGCCGGCGCGGCGCAGTCCGCGGCGCGCGCGGCCTGGACCTCCGAGGAGGAGGCGGTGGGCGCGCGCACCACCATCCTGGCCGAGCTCGACCGCCTCGAGCTCACGGCCACCGATGGCGTATTCCGCGAGCTCGAGCGCCTGCGCGCCCTGGTGGTGGGCTCGGTGCCCCGCCCGGGCGAGGAGCTCCCCAGGCTCGGCACGCTCACCCTGCCGGCGTCCATGCCGGGCCCGGTGGTGGGCTGGCGCTACTTCGGCGACCGGGACGAAGGCGAGGCCATCGCCGAGCGGAACCGGCTGCCGCTGCCGGGCCTGCTCCCGGGTGGCGTCGAGCTCGAGGTGCTCGTGCGTGACTGACCTTTCCCACCCGGACGACGTAGAGGCGGACGAGCTCGAGCTGCTCGTCAACGGCACGACCTGGCGGGGCTGGCGATCGCTCTCGGTCTCCCGCTCCCTCGAGCAGGCCGCGGGCCAGTTTCAGGTGGAGACCCGCACCGGCTCCCTCGAGCCCTTGCCGATCCGGCCGGGGGATGAGGTGGTGGCGCGCCTCTCGGGAGGGGTGAACCTGGTTACCGGCGTGGTGGACACCCTCGAGGGGAGCTCGGACGGCCAGCGCCGCTCGATCACCCTGGCCGGCCGCGATCGCACCGCCCAGCTCGTGGACTGCTCGGCGCCGGCCGAGCCGGGCGAGTACAAGGAGCTCGACCTGGAGGAGCTCGCGCGCTCGCTCGCCGAGCCCTTCGGCGTGACCGTGGTGCGCGAGGTGGACTCGCTCGCCCTGGGCGCTCGCTTCCCCTCGTTCAAGCTCCAGCACGGCGAGAAGGCCTGGGCCGCGATCGAGCGCGCCTGCCGGCTGCGCGGGATCCTGGCTCACTCCGATGGCGAGGGGCGCCTGGTGCTCTCGCGCCCTGGCGCCGAGCTCGCCGCCGTGGAGCTCGTGGAGGGCGAGAACGTGCTCGCCAGCACCTTCCGCTACACCCTGGCCGATCGCTTCTCCCTGTACACCGTGAAGGGCCAGGGGAGCGGCTCCGACGCCTCCTGGGGCGAGACCGTGGCCGCGGTGGAGGGCAACGCCACGGACCCGGAAATCGAGCTCTTCCGCCCGCTCCTGGTGCTCGCCGAGGGCCGCGTCACATTCTCGAGCGCCGAGGACCGCGCCCAGTGGGAGGCCACGGTGCGCGCCGCGCGCGCGGCCCAGGTGGGAGTGAGCGTGCAGGGGTGGCGCCAGGGGGACCCGCGCGAGCGCGGGCCGGCCTGGCAGGTAAACCAGCGCGTGCCCGTGCGGATCCCTTCCCTGGGGATCAAGCGCGAGCTGCTCGTGCAGGCCATCCAATTCTCGAGGGGGCTCGACGGCGGCACCCTGGGCCAGCTCACGCTCGTGCGCCGGGACGCCTACCAACCCCAGCCGGCCGTGGACACGGGGGAAAACCCCTTCGGCGAGATCCTCGGCACCGCCGGCTACGGCCAAGGTTTCGAGCTCGAGGAGGGGTAGCGCATGGCCACGCTCGAGCGGATCCAAAGGCTATTCGATCCCCTGGTGCGGCGCGTGGCGCTCCTGGCCGGGCGCGGCATCGTGCGCCTGGTGAAAGACTCCACGCTCCTGCAAGAGCTCCAGCTCTCGATCCTCGCCGGCGAGACCGCGGCCGACGTGGAGCGATTCCAGGAGTACGGCTTCACCTCGGTGCCCAAGCGCCCCAACCCGGACGGCCAGGCCGAGGCCGTGGTGCTGCACCTGGGCGGGGGCCGGGACCACGCCGTGGTGGTGGCCGTGGACGATCGGCGCTACCGGCTCAAGGCCTTGGCCGAGGGCGAGGTGGCGCTCTATGACGACCTCGGCACCAAGGTGCACCTCAAGCGGGGCGGGGAGCTCCAGCTCTCCGCGGTAACGGCCAAGATCGACGCCCCCACCGTGGATATCAACGGGGCGGACGTGGACATAGACGGCTCCTCGATCGACCTCACGAGCACGGCCACGATCGACCTCCAGGCCACCAATTCGATCCGCCTCCAGGTGGGCAGTAACTACATCCTGATTACGCCCTCGGGAATCACGATCGAGGGCGGCACCATCCTCCTCCAGCAACCCTAGCCCATGCCCGGCGCCTCACGCTGCAATCTGGACACCGCCGGCGGCACCATCCTCGAGGGCGGCCAGTACTTCGTATTCGTGGAAAACAAGCTGTGGGCCGTGGTGGGGGACGACGTGGCCGACCACGGCAGCGGCCCGCACAACGCCGCCACCATGGTGCAGGGATCCACCTTCGTCTCGATCAACGGCACCCCCGTGGTGCTGGCCGGCCACGCCGCGAGCTGCGGCCACACCGCGACCGGGAGCCTTGCCATTCTGGTGGACAGTTAGGAACCTGGCGGCATGAGTGACCTAGCCCTCGAGCTCGGCGAGCACGGCGCGGACCTGGTGCTCGAGGGCGTCCTGGCCCCACCACCCCCGCCGGTCCCGGACGCGCGCGACCTGGACCGGCGGGGGTGGTGGGGCCAGGACGCCCTCGAGGAGGTGTGGGGCTCCCGGCTCTGGCTCGCCGATCGCTCGAAGGTGCTGGCCGCCACCTCGAGCTCGATGGAGACCTGGGCCGCCGAGGCCCTCGAGTGGATCACCGAGGAGGGGATTGCCGAGGAGGTGGTGGTCACCACCGAGACGCAAGGCTCGCGCATCGGCCTGGACGTGGAGATCCGCCGCGGCACCGCGACCCTACACCCCGAGCTCTGGCAGGCCACCGCGGACCTCGAGCTCGACGCCCTGACCGTCCGATTCCTGACCGGCTGAGGATTGCCCCATGTCTACCACCGGATTCGAGCGCCCCACGCTGGCCGAGCTCCGAGAGGAGGGCCGCGCGGACGTGGCCTCCCGCCTGGGATTCTCCGCGCTCCTGCCCCGCTCGGTGCTGGCCGTGCTGGCGGATCTGTGCAGCGGCCAGGCCCACGGTCTGCACGGCCACCTGGAATGGCTCTCGAGGCAGCAGCTCCCGGACACCGCGGATACGACCTACCTCGATCGGTGGGCCTCGATCTACGGCGTATCCCGCAAGATCGGCACGGCCGCCACCGGCTCGGTGACCTTCACCGGCACGGATGACGTGGTGATCCCCGCCGGCACCCTGATCCGCCGCACCCTCGACGGCGCCGAATACGCCACGGATTCCGCGGTGACCATCGCCGCGAGCACCGCCACCGCCGAGGTGACCGCCCAGGCCACCGGCGCGGAATCGGACGCCGACACCGGGCAGGAGCTCACCCTCTCCACGCCGATCACCGGGGTGGACTCGATCGCCACCGTGGACTCCCCCGGCCTCACCGGGGGCGCCGGCCGCGAGACCGATGCCGAGCTGCTCTCGCGCCTGCTCCTGCGGATCCAGACCCCGCCCCAGGGGGGCTCGGCCGCGGACTATGAGGCCTGGGCGCTCGAGGTGGCCGGCGTCACCCGGGCATGGGGCCTCGAGCAGCACCTCGGCCCGGGCACCGTGGGGGTGGCCTTCGCCGTGGACAACGACCCGGACGGCCCGATCCCCGATGCCGCCCAGGTAGCGGCCGTGCAGGCCTACATCGACGCGCGCCGGCCGGTGACCGCCACGGTTACCGTATTCGCCCCCACGCCGGTGGAGCTCTCGCCGGACATCACCCTCACCCCGGACACCGGCACGGTGCGCACCAACGTGGAGGCCTCGCTCGAGGAGTACCTGCGGCGCAACGCCGAGCCCGGTGGCACCACCTACCTCTCGCAGGTGCGCGAGGCCATTTCGGTGGCCGCCGGCGAGACCAACCACGTGCTCGAGAGCCTCAAGGGCGGCACCGTGGATCCCCCGGCAGATATCACCGTGGCCGCCGGCGAGCTCATGCTCTTGGGCACGATCACCTGGAGCTGATCCCATGGCCCTGGGCGAGTACACCGAGGCGAAGGTGGCCGAGTACTTGGGCGCGGCCATCGCCCTCCTGCCGCCGGGCAAGGCCTGGCCTCGAGGCGCGGATTCCACCATGGCCGAGGTGCTCGAGGCCCTCGCCGTGATCTGGGCCAAGATGGACTCCCGCGCCGCGGACCTGCTCGCCGAGAGCTATCCCGGTACGGCCTTCGAGCTCCTCGCAGACTGGGAGCGGAACTACGGAATCCCTGGCCCCGGCCAAGAGCTCGCGCCCACGGTGGCCCTGCGCCGTGCGGTGCTCGTGGCGAAGGTGGGCGGCCACGGCATGCTCTGGCAATCCGCGGCCTTCTACGTGCTCCTGGCCGAGGCCGTGGGCTACGCCATCGAGGTGGAGGAGCCGGCGCTCTTCGAGATGGGCCGCTCGACCATGGGCGATCGCCTCTACTCCGGGGATTGGTGCCACGTTTGGATCGTGCACGCTCCGGTGCTCACCCCGCGGCACGCCAAGGCCAGCGAATCCCACGCCGGGGACTCCATCATCGAGACTGGCAACGCCGTGCTCGAGGCGGTGATCTCCGCGGCCAAGCCGGCGCACACTACCGTGCTCTTTTGGTACGACCTGCCCGTGGACGATGACGCCTACGCCCCCTGGGAGCGCATCCTGCCCCCGGCCGCGGAGATCCGCGCCACGGTGCCGGACGTAGCGGTGCGCGACGTTTGGCCCACCTAGAGGAGATCCCATGCACAAGATCGACGCACCCGGCCACGATTCCAACGAATTCACCGATGGGGACATTGGCACCGGCACGCCGCCCACGCAGCTCTGGAGCAAGTGGTGTAACACCGTCCAGCGCGAGCTCGTGAACCTGGTGCAGGCCGCCGGCCTCACCCTCTCGGACACGGACGATACGCAGGTGCTCCAGGCCATCAACCTGATTCGCCCCGGCCTGGGCCTACGGAACCGCGTGCAGAATGGCGATTTCCGCTACTTCCAGCGCCCCGGCGCCGAAGGCGGAGACCTGCCGGCCAACGTGGGCACCTCGGACGTGCTGATCCCCGATCGGTGGTACTGCCGCGCCGGCAGCACGGCCGGCTCGGCGCAGCTCGACCGCACGGGATTCACCTACGGGCAGACCGCGGTGCCGGGTGAGCCTCGTTTCCACCTCACGTGGAACCAGCTAACCGCCTCCTCGGGACTCTTCCCCCGGCTGATTCAGCCGGTGGAGGGGGTGCGCACCTTCGCCGGCCAGGACGTGGTGCTCTCCTGGTGGGCGCGCCACGTGGGCGGCACCGTGCCGATCCAGCCGAAGCTAATCCAGGACTTCGGCAACGGTGGCTCCGCGGACGTGATCGAGACCACGAGCTCGCAGAGCCCCACCACCTCCTGGGCTCGCTACTCCTTCGCCACGACCATGCCGAGCATTTCGGGCAAGACCATCGGCCTGGACAACTACCTCGGCGTGGCGCTCGAGCTCGTGGGCAGCTCGTGGACCGGCACCGTGCACCTGGCGGACATCCAGCTCGAGCCGGGCAGCACCCCTACGACCTTCGAGCGGATCCCGGATTTCCTCATGCTCGAAATGCTCGAGCGGTTCTACGAGAAGAGCTACGAGCCCGACGAGAAGCCCGGCAAGACCGGCGCCGGCCTCGGGCCGATCGTGTACTGGGATCCCACGTGGCCGAGCTGGCCGGCCCTACAGGGGATCTTCCGCGTGCGCAAGTACATGCCCGTGGCCGCGGTGGCCGCGGTGCCGTACGACTTCACCGGCGGCCCGGCCAATACGATCAATTTCGGGGGGACTCAGTACTCCTCGAGCATGGGCAACAGCACCTCGACCATGACCGGCCAGCCCACCGTGGGAGGATCGCCCCCGAGTGGCCGCAACCTGGCCTCCTGTCACTACACCGCGGACCACGAGATTCCCCTGTAACCCCTGCAAGGAGCGCGAGCGCATGGCGCCGGACCTCAACCTGCAATCCCTCGAGGACGTGATCCGCTGGGCGATCCAGCACGACACGCGCGAGGCCGTGTACTGGGAGAACCAGCACGACGCGAACGAACGCCAGGCCGCCAAGGTGGCCGGCCTCGATCGCCGGCTCACCGGACTGGAAAAGCGCGTGCTCTGGCTCACGAGCGGCGCCGCTGCCCTCGGTGCGGCGCTCGGGCAGCTCCTCGAGGGAGTCCTACCGCTAGGAGGATAGAAGCATGGCCGGGAGAAATGAGTGGTTCACCTACGGCCTTGAGTACGTGGGCAAGTACGGCCTGGACGGCGAGACCCTCGAGGTGGTGCTGTGCATGACGAATACCACCGCGGAGGTGGAGGACGCCACCGGCCAGGACGCCCCCAACCTGGACGATATCACCCTCGACGAGTTCGACGGGGGAGGGGACTACACCGCCGGCTACGGCAACCGGCCCACCCTCTCCAGTTTCCAGATCCTCGTGGACACCGCGGCCAATTCGCTCAAGTTCAAGGCCGCGGACGTGGCCTTCCCCAATTCGCTCGATCCCGGCTCCCGCAACGTGAAACTGGCGATTATCTCGATCAAGGGGCCGACCGGGGACTCGGACTCGGTGCCCCTGGTGCGCCACCTCCAAGGCGGATTCCCCTTCACGGCGACCGGCTACCCCAAGACCATCGAAATCTCGGACTCGGAGGGGTTTGCCCAGCTCGCTCCGGTTCCCCTTCCGTAGGAGCGCCCCATGGCAACCACGCACCCCACCACCGTGCGAAACTCCATCGCGGACCACGTGGTGGACAAGATCGACGCCGGCGCCGCCGCCGGCAAAGTGCAGATCACCAAGACCGCGGGAAGCTACATCGCCGGGGACATCCTGGCGGAGATCACCCTCGGGGATCCGGCCTTCGGAAACGCTGCCTCGGGCAAGGCCTCGGCCAACGGCCTGCCCAAGACCGACTCCAGCGCGAACAATACCGGCACCGCGGTGGAGTTTCGGGCGGTGGACTCTGACGACACCGAGGTGCATCGCGGCACGGTGACCGCCACCGGCGGGGGCGGGGACATGGAAATGCCCTCCACGAGCATCGTGGCCACCGAGCCGGTGGACCTCACCCAGTACGACTACACCGCGCCGCTCTAGGAGCTCGAGGGCATGCGCATCGAGTACCAGTGGGCTCTCGATCCGGCCGCGCCCTGGCAGGTAGTGGATTCGCGGGACTGGGCGAGCCTGCCCTCCCGGCCTGCGCCGCTCCACCAGCCCGGCCCCGGCCCCGCGCCCGGCGACGATCAGAACGTGCCCGGAGGCCGGCTGCGCCCACCGCTCGATAGCACCCCCGGCTGGCTCTACCGCGTCAACGTGCAAGGCATCCACGTGAAGGGCTGCGAGCACCTCGCCGTGGTTCACCGCCAGGCCCAGGGATGCGTGGAGCTCGTGACCTGGTGGAGCGCCGAGGTGGGGATCCCCGCCGGCGCCCAACGCTGGCGCCTCTTTCCCGGGTGGGAGCGGAACACCTACCGCACCCCGTACGGCCTCGAGACGCACGAGGGACCGCGGCAGCACCTCACGGTTTGGACTGACTCCCAGGCCGTGCGCGATCAGTGGGCCGAGACCTGGGCCAGCGGTGGCCCGGTGGTGGTCCGGGATCTGGCGGCCTTCGTGGAACCGGCGGCCCGGCTCATCCGGCACGGCGTCTCGATGGGGGACACCGTGAAGCGCGCCCACCGCGCGCACCGCGGCTCTGGCCTGCCCACCTGGCGCCACGGGACGCTCTGACCGTGACGAAACGCTACTACCTCAACGGCAAGGGCGGCACCGATTCAGACTGCACGCTCTCCACGTGCGTCTATAACGAGCAGCTCCTCGAGACCCGGAGCGATTCCACCGACCTGGACGGCGATATCACCGTGGCCGCCACCTGGCGGAATTACATGGTGTGGACCACCCCGAGCGGGGAGCCGGGGATCACGGACTGGGCCTACGGCCAGTACCACGGCCAGGCCAACGTGCTCAAGTACGACCAGGGGAGCTACCGATTCCGCATGGTGCAGGTGTCGAGCTCCTGCGCTTGGGTGTGGGGAATCATGGTCTCCGCCGGCAAGACCGGCACGGGGATCAAGACCTGGACGGC